TTATTGAATTAAGTGATACAATAACGGTTTATCATCCGAATGGTGAAGTACCGCCTGCTTATCGTTATGTTGTTGATATTGTCAAACTTCAAAATATCATTTTTAATACTGCATTGATTTTTGAAGCTGATGATTGGAAAGGCGCGCCGTTGTTATCTGATGAAACACCAACAGCAAACCCAACAGCAAAAAAACCGAAAGATGCAAAAGCAGCAATTGCAACTTTGATTGATCAACTTGCTTTGAATGCTATTATTGATAAGCCTGAAGAAGCAAAAGAAAGCATTGTTGCAGTTATTAATGATCAGAATCCAAAACGGCTTGATGTAACCTATACTGTTAAATTGAGTGGCAACACCAATATAATCAGTATTGATTTAAATTTTGGGTTCTCTTTCGGAACTTTAACAGCTTAAAAAGGGGGTGTAATTATGTCAGCAGTTGGTGGAAGCATTGAAGAAGTAAGTCTTGCTGGTCGTTCATTTCCTGTTGCAGCTGATGCAGACAGTAATAAAAAGCTTGGCGGTTATGAAAATGAAGTTCAATCAAATGGTGATGGATCTGCAAGGTTAATAAAAACAAGGGTACCATTTATGGTTGATGGTTTAACCCTTTCAATTGATGATGATCGTAATGATCATGAATACCTGCAGGAACTTGCAAACAGAAAAGACTTCTGGCCTTTAACAGCTACTTATGCCAGCGGTGCAATATTCCAGGGAACCGGACAAATTACCGGTGAAATGCAAGTTTCAAGTCAGAATCAAACAGCAGCTGTTAGTTTATCCGGTGCTGGAATTTTGACACAACAATAATCTTTAACTGTTTTTTTTAAAAGTAACCGGTTATTATACCGAAAAAATGAAAGGAAAAAAAACATCATGGAAAAAAACAAAGAAGTGACTACTGAAAAAACTGAAACATCAAACCCTGTAAAGCACAAAAAATACAAGGTTGATAAAAAAACAGCTGAAGCTGAATTTGATCGTTTTGTTGAAGCATGGGATATTGACAATGATGTTTCAGAAATGACAGAAGAAGATAGATCTGATTTTGAAAATCATTCAAGGAAAATTATCAGAGCTATCAGAAAGGGTTTAGTTGAAGTAAATATTGAAGGTGATGTTATAAAGTATTATCTTCAGAAACCTGTTCATGAAACAACATTTCTTGAATTTAAAATTCCAACCGGTGAAGCATGGATTGCCATGGATCGCTATAAAGATCAGAAAAGCATTCACAAATTTAATGCGTTTGTTGCTTCTTCAACAAAAAAGCCGGTTCAGATTTTTGCAAGTTTAGATGGTCGTGATATGAAATTTGCACAGGCGGTTGCTGTGCTTTTTTTGGCTTCGTAACCGTTGAACTGGTCAGTAATGGTTCAGCGGTTACACATCACGGTGTAGGCGGTATTATTACAATGCTGTATCAGATAACAAGAGAATACAGCGGTCTACCTGATTTTAAAAAACTTGAATATCAGGAAATAAAATTTTTTTATAAAGGTTTAATTCCTGATTTGATAGACGCAACCAAACCAACAGGAAAGAAATAAAACATCATGCCAAGATTCTCTATTGAAACTGTTTTTAAAGGTATTGACAAAATGTCAAAGCCTATCAGAAAGATTGAAAGCAGAATTAATAAATTTGCGCGTGGTGCTTCTTTAAGACTCGAAAAACTAAATAAAAAAGCAGCTATATTTTCAAAATCTTTTTCAACCGCTTTGGGTGTCGCTGGTTTGGCAGGCGGTCTTTTCCTTGTGCAGTCTGTTATGGCTGACACCATAACAACAGGGGTTCAGCTTGAACAAACCCTTGTGAATGCTGCTGCAAAATTCCCAGGTGAAATTAAAAAAGGCACCAAAGAATTTAAAATGCTTGAAGATACTGCAAGGCAGGTTGGAAAAACAACCGAGTTTACAGCATCACAAGCTGCTGAAGGTTTAGATTTTCTGGCAATGGCTGGTTTTAATGCTCAACAATCTGTTGCAGCATTACCAGCTGTTGTTGATCTTGCCACAGCTGCAAACGTGGATCTGGCGCGCGCAACTGATATTGCTTCGGATTCTCTTGGCGCGTTTAATTTAATGACTGATGATGCAGCAAAGCTTTCAAGTAATCTTGCGCGTGTCAATGATGTAATGGCAAAAACTGTTACATCTGCAAATACAAACATGGAACTTCTTTTTGAAACAATAAAAGAAGGTGGTCCGGTTGCAACTTCAGCAGGTGCTTCAATTGAAACATTTAATGCTTTGGCTGGTCAGCTTGCAAATGCAGGTATAAAAGGAAGTTCTGCAGGAACTACACTTAAAAATGTATTTTTAAGGCTTGCTGCACCTGTTGGTGGTGCTGCAAATATGTTAAAGTCTCTTGGTGTTGAAACTGTTGATTCACAAGGTAATATGCGTGATATTATAGATATCATTGGTGATCTTGAAAAATCGCTTAAAGGTTTGGGTACCGGTGAAAAGGCAAAGGTTTTAAATACTATATTCGGTAAAATACCGCTTGCCGGTGTTAATGTTCTTTTATCAACAGGATCTGATAAATTAAGAGATTACAGAACGGCACTTGAAGATGCCGGTGGTGCAGCTGGAACCATGGCTGCACAAATGCGCGATACTTTATCAGGCCAGATAAAAACAATGAACAGTGCTTTTGAAGGTCTGCAGATTACTATTTTTAAATTGTCTGAAACAAGCCTTGGAATATTTATAACAAGATTAACAGAAGTAATTAGAACGGTTGATGCTGCAATTGCTTCAAATGATGAATTTTCAAAAAGTGTTTTTAATAATATTATCAATGTTGTCATAGGTGCAATTGGTGTTTTTGGTGAATTAATTATTGTAGTAATAGCACTTAAAATTGCAACCATTGCATTTAATACTGTAATTGCTATTTCAAAAGGTTTGGTAATTGCTTGGAAAGTTGCGCTTTTAGTAACTAAGGGTGTAATGCTTGCTTTAACTGCTGGTTTATGGCTGGCAAAAGCTGCAATTATCGCTTTTAATATCGCATGGAATGCCAACCCTATAGGCTTAATAATTACTGCAATTGTTGCCTTAATTGCAGTTGTTGTTCTGCTTATTCTGAACTGGCGCAAAGTAAAAGATTTTTTTGTTAAATCATGGGATTTCATGGTAGAAAAAACAAAAAGATCTGTTCAAATATTAAAGAAACTATTTGATATAGTGATAAAACCATTTAAAACATTAAGTGGTGGTATTGTTGGTATTATTAAAAATGTTTTTTCAAAAGAAGAAGGTAAAGAAGGTGAAGGTGCAGCTGGTGTTCCAGGTGTAATTAGTCCTGAAGAAAGAACAGCAAACCTTATTGAACAAAGATCAACCACAAATCAGGCAACACTGACAGTAAAAGATGAAACTGGCAGAACTGAACTTGAAGGTGATACCGGTCCAGGTGTAAATATTAAACTTGCTGAAAGCGGAGCTTTTTAAAATGAGTTGGGAAGAAAGAATAAAACAGGCTGCATATACATCACCATCTGGAATAAGGTTTGATTTATTGTATGAAGATGTATCAAGAGAATCAGACAAGAAAACAACCGTTTTTACATTTCCAGATAAAGACGGTGCTTTTATTCAGGATCTTGGGCGCGGTGGTCGGCGGTATCCTTTAAGAATATTTTTTTCAGGTGAAAATTATGATCTTCTTGCAAATGAATTCTTTGCAGCACTTGAAGAAGTCGGTGTTGGGGTTCTTGATCATCCTATATATGGAACAATTAATGTTGTTCCAACCGGTACCATTAGGCAGCGTGACAACTTAAAAACTGCTTCAAATCAGGCGGTTTTTGACATTGAATTTTGGGAAACCATAACAGAAATTAGTTTTCCATTTGCTGAAACTGAAGCAATTACAGTTGTAAATGAATCAATTGAAAATTTTACAGTTGAAGCTTCTGATCAATTTGATGATGAACTTGATCTTGAAACTTCATCTGAAACAATAGATTTTAAAACCAAATTTTTAACCGCGCTTGATTTTACAAAATCAGTTCTTGATGATATTGCCAAAGCACAACAGGAAATTAAAAGCCAGTTTGATGCATTGTATAATACAATTCAAACAAACATTGATGAATTAATTGGTGTTCCTGTTCAGCTGGCCTTGAACACAATTGATTTTATACGATTACCGGCAAGAGCGTTAACCGGAATAACTGCAAAGCTTGATGCATATGGTAATTTAATTAATGGTATTATTGGAAATGATTTTGAACCTTCATTTGACAATAAGACAAAAAATAATTTTGTTTCTTCTTCGCTTTTTTCAACTTCATATTTAATTGCTGAAGTTGAAGCAACCCTTTTTACAAACCTTGTAACAAAACCTGATGCAATAAGTGTTGCTGATGTTATTGTTCAAAATTTTGATAATATAATAAACTGGTCTGATACAAACAGAAATACATTAAATATTATTGATACCGGTGAAGCGTATGAACAACTTCAAAATGCAGTTGCTGCAGATACTTCAAGGCTGGTTCAGATATCATTTTCTTTAAAGCAGGAAAGAATAATTACACTTGATAGAAACAGAACTATAATTGATCTTTCAGCAGAATTATATGGTACCATAGATTCACAGCTTGATTTTTTGATTAGTTCAAATAATTTAAACGGTGATGAAATAATTGAACTTCCAAAAGGAAAAGAAATAAAATATTATATTTAATCATGGCTGTTATTCCAAAAAATATTGAAACTGATAATGAAAATGAAGTTGCAATTTTAATTGACAATGAAAGGTTCAGGTTCTGGAAAAAATCAGACATAAATCTTTCAATGGATTCAATTGATAGCTTTTCTTTTTCCGGTCCATGGCAACCTGAAGTTGAAAGATATAGAAATATATTTCAACCATTATCTTTTAAACCGGTTGCTGTATATGTTGGCGGTGAAATTATTATTAATGCATTAATGATTACAGTCAAACCTTCAGTAAAATCAAATTCAAGAATTTTTTCTGTTGGCGGTTATTCACTGCCAGGTATCATGAATGATTGTCCTTTTCCGCATGATGCATATCCAATTGAATTTAATTCTTTTGGCCTTGTTGAAATTGCTGTTGCTTCAGCTGCTTATTTTGATATTGATGTTCAGTTTGATGCTGAAGCAGGTGATATTTTTGAACGTGTTGCAGCAAAGCCAAGTGAAAAAGCATTATCATTTTTAATTAAACTTGCAAAACAAAGAAACCTTTTGGTAACAAACACACTTGAAGGAAAGCTTCTTTTTACCCAGGCAACAAGCGCAAAATCAAATATATTTTTAAAAGAAGGTGAAACACCACTTCTTGAAGTTGATCCATCATATAATGCACAAAATTATTTTTCTTCAATTACCGGTTTGTCACCAAACCAGATTGCAAAATTTTCTGAAAGCTTTATTGTAAACAATTCTTTTTTGCCAGGTAATGACAGGCCGTTTGTTTTTGAAGTATCTGATGCTATAAGTGCAGATCTTCAAAGGGCTGTTAACTCAAAAGCCGGAAGAATGTTTGCTGATGCAATAAGTGTTAATGTTACTTGTCAAGGCTGGCGTGATCCTAACGGTGACTTATGGCAGCCAAACAAGATTATAAAACTTCAATCAGATGGTGCAATGATTTATAATGAAACAGAGTTTTTAATTAAAAGGGTGAAGCTTACAAGGGAAAAATCAGATCAGGCTGTTTTACAATTAATATTACCTGAATCTTTTCAGGGAAAGATACCGGATACTTTACCATGGCTTTAAAAGCAAAAATTGGCAGAATACTGACTTATATCTTTACCAAAAAAAACGGTTTTGACGTTTTAGAGGTTAAAGCAGAATTAAACAAAGATGAAAATATTACTGCTGAAAGATATTCACCTTCAGGTGATGATAGTGTTCCACTTCCTGATGATGCAGGCTGTTTTATACCGCGTGATGAATCCGGTGTTTATCTTGTAAACGGTTTTATTGATCCAAAAAATAAATCTGTATCACTTCCAGGTGAAAAAAGATTTTATAGCCGTGATGATAGCGGTAATATAAAAGCTTATATATATTTAAGGAAAGATGAAATAATTGAATTAAATGGAAATGAAGATTTTGCTGTTAGGTTTTTAGTTCTTGAAGCTGAATTTAATAAACTGAAAGATTCTTATAATGATCTTGTTGAAAAATATAATCAGCATACACATTTGTATAATCCAGGCCCAGGTTCACCAACAGCTTCAGGTGCTGCAAGTGATCAGGGAACAGAATCAACAGCTGATATTTCAGGTGCAAAAGTTGAAAATGTAAAGGTGTCTTAAATGATTATTTATGATGGTGATGTTTTATTATATCAATCTCTTGATGGTGGTGAAATAAATTATATTAACGGTCAGCCTGAAATGACCGGTGGTTTTGAAACTGCTGCATATCTTTCATTGTTTGGCGGTAATAAAAATGATGATGGAAGTAAAGACAATTCTTTTACTTGGTGGGGTAATGTTGATGAAGAAGATCCTGATAAAAGATATATCAGCAGAACACAATATATTTTACAGGGTTTACCGGCAACTGTTGGAAATTTAAGAAGGCTTGAAGAAGCGGTTAGACTTGATTTAAATTGGTTTTTAACATCAAAAATTGCATCTTCTGTTGAAGTTGAAGCGGTAATTCCTGATATTAATAAAGTAAATATTTCAGTAACAATAAAAGCTGAAGGAAAAGAATCACAGTTTAATTTTACTGAAAATTGGCGCGCTTTTAACAGTCAATCAAATAACACAATGGAATAAAAAAATGGCATATGAAACATTTACAACACAGCAAATAAATGATTTAATTATTCAGCAGCTTGAATTGTTTTTGAATCAAACAACACCACTTTTACCAAAAGCTTTTAACCGTGTTTTGGCAAAAGTCCTTGCCGGTGTTTTTATCCTGCTTTATAAATACGGCGGTTTTATATTTCTGCAGATATTTGTAAGTACAGCAACAATCAGAGAAACAACAATTGGTGATGTTTCAATTTCACCTTTAATTGAATGGGGGCGTTTAATCGGTGTTGGTGATCCGGTACCGGCAACCAATGCTGAACTTTTAATTGAAGTTACTGTTGAAGTTCAAGGCGGTACGTTAAATGCTGGAACACAGTTAACCAGCAATATAAATGGTTTTACATATATTATAAAAGAATCTATTCTTTTAAATGCTGCTGTTGTTTATCCTGAAATTGTTGCTGTAAATGATCCAGATAATCAAGGCGGTGGTGGTGTTCTTGGTAATCTTGAAGCCGGTGATATTGTTTCTTTTGTAAATCCAATTGCTGATGTTTTCCGTGATACTGTTGTTGATTCTCAAATTGTAACTGCAGCTGATGCTGAAGATACAGAAGTTTACCGGCAAAGAGTAATTGACCGCTTCCAGAAAAGGCCACAGGGCGGTGCTTCAGCTGATTATGAACTTTGGGGTGAAGAAGTTGCTGGTATTATTAATGTATATCCATATACAGGTGATCCAGGTGAAGTTGATGTTTATTCAGAAGCAACACCTGAATCAAGCGGTGATCCTGATGGAATTCCAACACAGGCACAATTAGATGCTGTAAAAGAATCAATTGAAAAAGATGATAATGGTCTTGCTTCAAGAAGGCCAATAGGATCTTTTGTTAATTCACTTCCAATATCAAGAACAGGATTT